GACAGGGTGATGTCGGGCTCCACCGTCAGCACCAGGGCGTTTCCGGCCGCGCCGGGGGTTTTCGCCCGCAGCAGGATGTCGCCGTAGATGACGAGCTGAGCCGACAGCGTTTCGGTTCCCACGTCGTACAGGGTGACAGTCACGTCCTGACTTGCGGTGCCGTAGGATGCGGTCGGCTGGGTCATCGCGCCGTTGCCGGCGCCGGCGAATACCGGCTGGGTGACCCGCGCCGCGCCACCGACCGGCTCCAGGATTTCGACCTCGATGGCCGCGTCGGCCGCGCCGGTGTAGCCGCCGGACAGCACCACCGACCCGTTCCCTGCCCGCGCGCCCGGCTGACGAAACACGTTCTCGGTCGCCGCCAGCACTCCGGACGCGGCCAGGGTGGCGGCAGGAACGAGGTTGTTGGCGTTGGCGAGGATGCGGGCGGCGGAGGGCATGTCAGGCGCTCAGGCGAGTCAGGCGCGACAGTTCGGGCTGGAGCTGCCGCGCGAGGTCGGACACGAAATTCTGGTCCAGCAATTTCGCATTGCCGGCGTTCACGGTGATCGAAATCCCGGACCCGCCGGACGACGCGCCGCCGGTGGCGGATGGCGCGGCGCCGCCGGTGGTGGTCGTTTTCGCGGTCGCGGTTTCCTGCTTCAGGTTCCGTTCCTTCAGGTCGTACAGCTCCTGTAATTTCGTTTTTTGCTGTTCGTAAAGCCGGATTAACTCTTGATTTTGTTCGAGACGGGCTTGCGCCAGGGCGGCTTCGACTTCGGCCAGCGCCTGGCGCTGTTCCAGTTCCAGCCGCAACCGTTCGGCGGTGGCGTCGTCGCCCCGTTCCTGGGCGATTTCGGCGTTCAGTTCGGCGATGCGGTCTTGGGCGCTCTGCGCCTCTTCCTGCATTTCGCGCAGGCGGTCGTTCGCGGCGTCGATTTCGGATTGAAGGTGGCTCAAATCCTGCGCGTCGAGGAGGTTGAAGCCATTGCTCGTCGCCTGGACCCCAAGCTGAAGCAATCCCAAATCGACCCGGCCGCGCTCCGTCATGTCGTGAATCGAATCGGCCAGCCGTTCCGCCTGCGCCGCCTGTTCGAAAAACGCGGCCTTCGCGCTTTCCTTCGCCAGCAGGATGGTTTTTTCCATCATCTGGATGCCGTTCCCGGCGAACAGCAGTTCCTCGCGGAATTGCCGGACGGCGGTTTTCGACTCCATCAGCTTTCGTTCGTACTCGGCCAGCGCCGCGTTCGTGCCGCCGGCCAACGCCTTTTGCAGCGCGACCTGGGCGTCGCTGGCCATGGTGACGGAATCGGCCATGCCCTGCGCGGCGGCGATGCCGGTCACGTAGGCGTCGAACAGGGCGCGGGTCTGCTGGGACAGACCCTCGGTTTCGTTCTTCGCCTGGGACATCAGGTCGCCGAGGCCTTTTACCGCGGCGCTGGTGTCGTTGGTATGCGTGATGTTGATGGCCAGCGCGGCGCTGTTGTCCTGGATCGCCTGGGTTTGTTCGCGAATCGGTTGGGTCGGGGGCGGGGTTTTTTGGCGCAATGCTTCCAGCCCGGCCAGCAGTTGCAGCGCCTGCGCCTCTTGCCCGAGGGCTTGCAGCTTGAGCTGCAGCCCGCTCAGTTCGAGCTGCTGGGCGGCGGTCTTGTCCTCGATCGCGGTCAGTTCCGCGATTTTCGCTTCGGTCGCCTTCTGTTGCGCCTGAATTTCGAACTGCTTCGCGGCGGCCAGCGTCTGCGCCCAGCGCGCCTCCAGTTCCGCCAGTTCCACGCTTTTACGCTGGACGGTCCAGGTTTCGCCCTTGGCGCGGGCCAGGTCGATTTCGGCCCGCAGCCCGGCAATCTGAGCTTTCGAAACCCGTTCCAGGGCGCTGGAATAGTCGTCGGTGGCTGATGCGTAGTCCCGCGCGGCGGCGGCGGCCCGCTTCAACTGCTGCTGGGCGACCGCTTCGATCACCAGACCCAAATCCGCGAACGCGCGGCGGGCTTCGTCGCTGCCCTGGCTGGCGGCGGCCATCGCCGCCTCGGCCTGCGCTTTCAGCCGCACCAGTTGTTCGTCGCTGATCTTGTCGAGCGCGGCGGCGAGGGTGTTTTCGATCAGCCCGCCCGCGCCCTGGGCTTCCTGTCCGACCACCTGGAGCGCGCCGGCCAGCTTCAGCACGCCCTCGAAATTCAGATCCTTTTCGATGGAGGCGACGAACTTCGAAACGGCCTGCTCGGTGGCCGCGGCGGCGTCGCCGGTCTTCTTCAGTTCGGCGACGGCGGCCTGGAGATATTCGGGCAGCGCCTTCAGATCCTTGCGGGCGATGGCGTCCTGAAAGCGGGTCATTTCGGGCACGATGGCCGCAAGCTCGGCCCGCATCTGCTTCTGCGTTTCGGCGGCCTGTTCGGCGGCGGTCTTGATGCCGAACAGCTTCAGCGCGGCGTTTTCGGCGCTGGTGCCGAAATCGGTCAGCGCGGCGGTGCCTTCCCCGGCGGCCAGCCCGCCGATGGCGGTTCCGACCGCGCCGACGGCATCGACGACGAACCCCGCGCCGCGCGCCAGAATTCCCAGCTTTTCGGTCAGTGCGGCGACGAACGACGTAAACCCGGCGCCGACCGGACCCGTCGCGATTTCCGTCAACTGGTTCGTCAGCCGCGCCCAGGCGGCGCCGAACGTCTCCACGCGGCTCGCGCCGCCGGCCAGGGTTTTTTCGAGTTGAGCGGCGAACTTCGGCAGGAATTCGCTGGCGACGATGTCGCCGGACTCCAGCATTTTCGAAAATTCGGCGTTCGTCAGCAGCAGCGCCTGCGCCGCCTGCTGCGCCGCGCCGGGCAGCACGTCGCCCAGTTGCCCGCGCAACTCCTCGGCCGAGACCACGCCCTTCGACATGATTTGCGCCATGGCGGTCATGGCCTGATCGACTTCCTGCGTGCCGGCTCCGACCACCGCCATCGCCCCGGCCAGGGACGAGAAAATCTGTTCGGTGGCGGCCCCTTCCAGTTGGGTGCCTTTCGCGGCGGCGGTCAGCTTCAGATAGCTCTGCGCCAGGTCCTGCACGCTGACGCCGAGCTTGTCGGCCACGCCGCGCACGAAGGTCAGCGCCTCGGTCGTGCCTTCAGTGGACCCGGTGATGGTGTCGAACCCGCGCCGCAGCGCGGTCATCTGGTCGTTCAGGTCAAGAACCTGTTTCGCCAGTACCGCCAGGCCGATATCGGCGACCAGGCTTTTAAATTCGGCCAGCGGTCCGGTGGTGCTCTGGATGCCCGCGCCGGCCTTGCGGGCGGAATCGTCCAGATGATCCAGCCCGGCGTTGAAGTCGTCGGCCGGATTCGCCGCCTGTTCGAGTTCGTCCCCGACCCCGTCCAGTTCCCGCCGCAGGTCTTCCAGCGATTCAGCGCCCTGTACCGCCGCGCGGATGCGCAGCAGCAGGGCGAGTTCGCGCGAGCCGGCCTGGGCCATGGCGGGCGATGCGTCAGGCCGCGCGGCCGTCGATGATCAGGGCGGGTTCCTGGTTGTTGCCGACGCCGAACGAGAGGTCGAACGACAGCTCGGCATAGGCGGGATCGTCCGCCTTGAAGATCAAGTCGCCGGACGGGGACAGGGTCACGTTCGACCCGTACAGGTCACGCGGGGTGCCTTTCCCCGGATACGCCACGAAGCGCAGCGCGCCGCTGGAGGTGACCAGGCTGCCGGTCTCCACGATGTCGCGGGTGACGGCCGCTTTCGTATACCCGAACGTCCATTGGCCGCCGTAAGCGGACAGCCGGGCGCCGGGCAGCACGTAGACCCGCGCCAGGTCGAGGTCCACCGAGTAGTCGGTATCTTCCACCAGGGTGATGAGGGTCTCGGTCCGCCACGTCACGGTGCCATCGACCACGGTGGCGTCGATGGTGGACGGCCAGGTGGGTTCGGTCGGGTTGGCGCTGGTTCCGGCCACGGTGCAGACGTGGATATGGGTCGGGCTGCTGGTCTTTTTCACCCGGTCGCCGACGGCATAGGCGGTATTCGCCGCCCAGTTCGAGGCGGTTTTCCCGACCACGGTCGGGCTGGTCACCTCGCGCACGCCGGACGGGTTCGACGTGGACGCGCCGAGCTGGTAATAGCGATCCAGCAGGACGCTCTTGTTTTCGCCGGTGACCGCGCCGCTGGTCTGCGTCTGCACGGACGCGGCGGCGCCCAGGAACAGGCCCAGATTTTCCACGCTGATCTGGCGGCAGGTCAGCTTGCCGGTGCGGGTGATCGTGATCAGGGTTTCGTCGTCCAGCTCGCGCAGCCCGGATTCGGCGCCGTAGCTGGTGATCTTTTCGCTGGCGATGGTGACGGTGAAACCGGGCGTCAGGCCCAGATAGCGCTCGCCGGTGGAATTGCCGTTCGAGTCGAACGGGTCGAAGTAGATTTTGCCGCCCGGAATCAGGCGCTGTTTCGTGGTGGACGCGGTCATGATGGGGAGTGCCTCATGGGTCGGGGATGGTACGGATCAGGGTCTGGGTCCAGCTCGTCGCCCACAAGGCGACGCGCAGGTTGTTGACGTGGCCGGTGTACAGATTGTCTGCGCGGGGCGAACCGGGTTCGGGTTCGTCGGATACGGCGTCGGTCAGCCCCCACTGCTGCTGCACGAGCTGATCCAGCACCTGTTCGGCCAGTTCCATGGCCTGTTCGGCGCGGTTGCCGCTACCGTCGGCGCCGAGGCAGTACGCCCCCCACGTCACCAGCGCGGACCATTCGCCGGGGCTGCTGGGCGTCCAGGAGGTCACGGACAGCGGCGCGATCAGGACGCACGGGGCTTTCGCCAGCAGCATCGGCAGCTCGCGCTCCACGAAGCGCCCGCCGTGGGCGAGCACGGTCACGTCCAGCAGGCCGGTCAGGGTGGCGACGATGGCGTCCTGCGCGGTTTTCAGGCTGCTGCTCATGCGGCACCCAACAGGCGGTCGAGGTAGTCCTCGGCGATGTCGGCCAGCTCCGCCAGATCCTCGTCGGACACGCCCAGAAACGGGCGCGGCGGGATCGCCGCCGGGCCGGGGGGCATCCCTTCGCGGCCGCCGAACTGGTGGATAGCGGCATAGCGCAGGTTCGTGCCCCAGCCGCCGCTGGCGTCGTCGGCGAACGAGGTCAGGCTGTCCAGCAGCGCGCCGGTGGATTGCAGCAGGGAATGCCCGCCGTGGCGGGTTTTCGCGTAGTTCGGCGACCACTCCGGCCAGGGCGTGCCGTCCGGGCCGCGCCGTTCGGATTCGATCCGGCGGCGGGTCTGGCTTTCGCCGGCCGCCGCCAGGGCGCGCAGGAGCTTGCTCGGTTTCTGGAACGCGGCGCTCAGCCGGGCGAGCTGTTTCTGGAGGCGCGCGGCGGCGGCGGGGTCGAGTTCGACGGTCACGCCGGTCATAGCGTCCCCCGCCCGAATACGCGGCTGTTAGAACGGCTGTAAATCGTGTTTAGGCCGGTCGTAACAGGCCGGTCCAACAGCAGGTCGCCGCGCGCGATGCCTTCCAGCTTGCGCAGCGCGGCGTCGTAGCGATTCTTGCGATCGGCGAAATCGGTCTGGCTGGCCAGCACGGTGGGCGTGGCCAGGTACAGGGCGATATCGATGGCCAGGTCGGTGATCACGTCGGGCACGGTGCCGCTGACGGGCACGGTCCAGCCGGCCGTGCGCAGGTACAGGTCGATGGTATCGGACGCATCGGAGCACGCGGCGGCGATGGCGTCGTCGTCCTGATTGCCGGCCGAATCGCGCGGCCCGGCCTGGGCCAGCTCACCCGGGTAGCGCAGTTCGATGGCATCGGCGTCGCAGTAGCTCATTTCAGAATCTCATTTCAGAATCTCGTCCGCCCGCTCTTTTTTGAGAATGCCGTTTTTCACTAGATACTCCATTCCAGCCTGAGTATCCGGGTCTTCCAGACTAATTTCCTGAGCCAGATTCAGCAAGTGAAGGAAATCGACGATCACCGGATCGGCGCTAGACCGAATCGCGATGCGTTCTTGCACGGTGAAGAGTCGCAGAAACTGCAACTGCGTGAGCGCGGGTTTAGCAATCTGCGCTTCCGCCAAGATATCCGAATAAGCCGCATAACGCGAATCAGTACGAACGTCCTGAACTTTGAAGTTTTCTCCATCAAACACAACGCCCAATCCGCCGTCCGCGCGAGTTCGGCTAATCTCGTCGATAGCGCGGGCCTGAGTTTCGGTGATCGTCAACATGATGGGTCCTCAAAATTTGTTGTCGTAAGCGGAAAGGATTCGGGCAGGCGGCAATAAATATGATTTTTCACCGTAAATTCTAGCGGTAGTGGCATTAA